CGAATACGCCTGACATCTCCGTTGATCCCATCGCAGCCGTCGTTCCTGTCGATCCCGTTGCTCACATGCTTCGGACTGGCCATATTCTCATCACCGTCAAGGGTGAGAGCAACTGGCCTGGGAATTACAAAAACCTCAATGACCGTCAGATCATGAATTTGATCAAGATGGTTCAGGAAGGTCGTGCTAACAAGCCAGAGACGGTCAAGGCTATCCTGCGGGAGGCTTTGGATCGTCAACTCATCTCACCATGAGTATCGTCCCCTAGCGGGGACCGTGGTGGTCTATAGGGAAACCTATAGATCATCTTTCGTTATATTCAGGGGTGTTCCCCTGTTTATGACTAGGTCTATCAAGAGCCTATACATAAATCTTGGTGCAAGCATCAACTAGGTAGCCAATCTGGGGGCTAAGTAGTGCTCTTAATGATGTAGCCTGTAATGTAGCTTATTACAGGTATTCACCTAAGCATGTGTTTAAACTGCTTACGCTGTCCAAGAACGGTAGTCATAAGTTTCTTGGTATTCACCTAAGCAATGTGCCTAAACTGCTTACTTTGTTAACTACTGGCTGTGCCAGAGTTTGGTACCACAATGTCCGCCTTAAACCCTGTAAAAGGGGCGGTATATAAATACCTTACCATTATGGTAACCACAGGTAAACTCGACTAGACGAGTATAAATAGGGTTTAAGTCTAGTGCGCCCCCTTCCATTTCACGATGGGGGGTACTGCAAGTGAGGATAAATAATAATTGAATACCTTAGCTCTTTCTGCTAATACTTTATTCAATAGAAGTATTATTTAGCTCAAGCTTGCCTGAGCAATTGTTAAGTTCCTCCAAATTACACAATTGTTGAGTAATAAATTTGGATCTTCTTATACAAAGGGGCACCTTTGTATAAGAGTTTACCGCAAGCAACCTAGCCCATAGGCGGTATATAAATAGTGGGACATCTTTTATGTATAGACCTGAGCATGTCCTTAGAAAAAGGCTCTGGATTTAGGGTATGATAAGACTATCCTAACATATCACCTAAGGTATGTAGAACTTTCACACCTGAATATGTGTTTAAACTATTCACAGATTACAATATACCTAGGCGTACTAGGCATTACTTTTGTAAATCATTTACAAAACAGGAGAATAATATGAGTGAGAAGCTTGCATTTACCGTTGTTGTGCTGTTGGCCGTGTTTTACATTTCCTTTCCATTTATCACATGGGAATACAAGAATCTTGTACTCCAAGTTAACGGCATTGTGTTTTTGACATGGACAGCATGGGAAATTGTCAGTTCTATTGCTGAGCGTTACAAAGTTGTTGTTGTAAAGCTAGACTAATCGTATCGTCCCCAAGGGGACCGTTGTGGCTACAGTTTAACCCTTATTGGAGATATATTTAAATGACTGATTCAGGTATTCGTATTGCATTGTGGGAAGTTAACTCGGAGAATCCTAATTCTCCTAAGTTCAATGGTATTGTTACTATTGATGGTAAGGAACACAAGGTATCCCTTTGGGATAACTCGGGAGCTACACACCCTAAGGCCCCAAGGCTTAAGGGAAAGACGAGCCGACCAAGTCCAAAGGTCGAAGAGTCCATGATTACTGAGATTATCTGTGTCCCTATGGGCACAAATCTCCCCTTCTAATCAAGGAATACTTAGGTTTACCTAAGTATAATCAGGAGGTACTTAGGGAAACCTAAGTACCTCTTTTTTCCGAATACCCTAGTATATAGCTAGGGTTTAACCTTAGGTTTATCACCTAAGAATAACCTAAGATACTTAGGTTATATAGTATTATTATTATAGTATTATATCACCTAAGTATTAACCTAAGAGGGATATATGCCACGAGAAATTGTTGATGAGGTTGCTAAAAGGTTAGATGCCAAAGTTGTTACGAGATTTGAAGACAGCAATGGTTACCAAGGTGTAATCTATTATGTCTTAAGTAAGAGTAATACTTACTCTATTGTATCTGTTCACTATGGGACCTGTGCTATTTGTGATTGGCAACTTGGTTTAATTGAAGAATACCGAGAAATATGGCCTGATGTTAATAATGAGATTCCCCTTAGTGCTTTCGAGCCTATGATTCAATCTCTTTTTAGAGATGTTGAAGAGTTTGGGTTTCATTCAGTTGAAAATCTTATCACTAAATTTGATATGATCTTTGGTGTTGGCTACAGTGAAGAACTTGTTCGTGAAGAAGTACTTAAATACCTTCTTCGTAATTGTCTATAGGAGAATAATTATGGGTCTTGATACTTATGCTATATATGATTCTTTACATCCTAAACATATTGAGAATGGGGATAACTCCATACCTGACACATTGTTCCCCCATAACAACCTGTGTGGTGGAATGTTTAGTGGATATGGTGCTTCATTTCGAGGCAAACGTTACAATGATTATGTAGAATGGGCAACTGGGGTTTCCCTTTATGAGCGTTGGATTAAATCAGAAATTGTCCAAGATATGTATATCTCACTAAAGAATGCTGACTTTAGGCAGTATCGTGGTGATAATTGGGGTATTACTAAAGAAGAAACAAAACAACTAACGGAATGGTTCCGTGTAGTTAGTGAAGAAAATGGTTCTATTGCAGGATGGTGGTAACATGTATACGGTTGATATGACTATTGTTAATAAGAAGGTTCAACAGCGTGTAGAGAAGATCAAAACTGTAGCTAACGCTAAGAAGATTCCTTTGATTGCTGCTGCTATGTGGGTAGACCAGAATGGTCCCGAGAGCACCAATAAGAAGATGTTGGCTGAGATTGGTATGAACTTTGATAAGGTTACATTGGATAACTACAAGGATGTTCTTGTTGGTCTTGAGTGTATCAATGTTAAGGTTGTATGGCAAGAGAATCATCCCATTACCCGTGTTGTTGAGCAACTCAATGACGTAATTAATGAAACAATTACTGAGTGTTGGGGTGGCGAAGACATGCAAGAGTTTATTGAACTTACTCCTACCTTCGAGTGAAGGTACACAAAATACGGATAACCCATGACTGAATCAAAATCTTTAGTCGCATTCAGTGGCTATCAAGCCAAGATTAATCCAACCCTTAGCGTTAACTTTAATAGTTCTTATCGCAGTGAAGATAAGCATAACTATAAGTGTACATATGAGGTTGTTATTGATGGTAATGCTGCTTGGCTTACTATTGAAGAAGTTTATTCTCTTGTAAATCATTTGCAAAAGATTCTTTCTATTTCTAATCAAATTCCACACATTGGTAATGTAAATGTTTACCCTTCCTGATGATGAGTTTAATTGGTTGTTCTCTTATAACACTGATGGTGGACGTGTAGTTCATCAAGATGATGAGGAACGAGATGAATATGGAAATCAACCGTCTGAAGTCGAGACTGATCCTCAATACGGATGCCTCGACCGCTGGTCGAATTAATGAGTTGTTTGAGCGAGGAATCATAGCTGATTTCTCTGAAGATGGATGGGTACTGTACCATAAAGAGTGGTATCCATTCAACACTTTCCTTGAAAGGATTAAGTATGTCTAGTGTGTTTAATTTTGTTGGTGCTACAGTCGAAGGTTTATCCCTAGAAAAGGCAACCAGTCTAGCTGAAATGAATTGGAGCGTAAGTAAGCGTCCTATTTATGTCACAGATATCTTTGATAAAGATAACACTGAACTATTCTCTACGAATAAGTTCTTTGCTACTACTAGGGATGATACAAATCAAGTCCTTGGTATCGTTGGACCTGATTATCAAGTTGTTCAGAACAGCGAGCTTGCCTATATGTGTGAGCGTCTTCAGGGATCTGATGTAAAGATTGAGACTGCTGGTATCCTTGATAACGGTCGCCGAGTCTTTATTCAGATGCGTGGAAATGCATTTGATGTTGGTCCTAAGCACGATACCAACATTCCCTATACCTTGTTCACTAATGGACATGATGGACAATGGCCTCTTAGTTCGTTGCCTACTTCTTATCGAGTGATCTGTCAGAATACTCTGAACATGGCACTACAGAATGGTAGCAAGAATAATATGATTATCAGTATCCGACATACTGGTAACATGCAAGATCGTCTTGAGTCTATGTTCCAATCAATTCAGAATTGGAAGGATCGCACTATTACTTTCCAGAATCAAGTAGAACTACTTGCTCGTAAGGAAGTTAATACCGAGCTTGTCCAAAGCTTCTGGACTAATCTCTATGTAAATTTGTTTGGAGATATCCATGAAAATCCTACTACAGAGGAACATCTGGACAATAACAAATCAGCAATGTCAACAATGACTACGTGGAGTAATACGTTTGACTCCGAGGTTAAGCTGAGTGGTGCTAACATGTGGACTGCAGCTAATGCAGTTACTTCATGGCTGGATCACAACCAAATCTATCGTGGTTTAAAGAAGAATGAAAACAGGTTCAACGATACGCTCTTTGGCACTGGTGCCAAGGAGAAGGTTCGTACTATGAACTATGCTCTGACTGCTATCTAATTATAGGGTAACCTAGGAAGTAATTCCTAGGTTACCCTTTTTTATTTTACTATGAAAAAAATTATTGATGTTACTGTTCGTATAATTTTATATGATCAACTCAATGTCATAGATACATATGAGGAAAGGAAGTGTACTGTCCTTGAAGATTCACCTAATTGTTTATCGATTACAGAATGTAATAGATCCTTTGTCAACCATGTATCAACGAGTCTTCTCAACATGGAACCACTGTGCGATACAGGTTGATGATATTGTCATACATTTCTATGATGATTTACCTTTACCTAGGTGGACAGAACTAAATGTAGATGTTAAACTTCCACATTGTAGAACATCTATAGATCTTGGTGAAACTACTAAGACTTGGCAGGAGATACGAGAGTTCACAAATAATCTACCTAACATGCGTACTATAGATTATATAGTTAGATACCTCTCTCCTCTAACTCTTTTTAAGTTTCCAAAAAAACATAATGATTGTATACACAAATGCAGTCAAACCTTACAATTCATGTTTGGGTGTGATATAATAACATCTACCCCAGATAAACTCCTAGAATACATGAAAGAATTTAATGATAAAAGTAGGCACTAAAGGATTTGTAACTTTAATTGAGACTCTTGGTTCTGATTTAACTATTGTTAATGCAGCTAGGGTTTCATTTAATAAGATTAGTAAGTGGGATGAAGATGCATCCCTTGTAGACGATAATGGATTGCTTGATGTTACATATAAACTAAATGATAAAGATAAACATCTTATTCATTACTTGGCAAAGCATGATCACTGGACTCCCTTTGCACATCCTCAGATTTGTTTGCATATTAAGGCACCTATCTCTATTCGTACACAATTCTTTAAGCATAAGGTAGGATTTGTAGAGAATGAGTTGTCTCGTCGTTATGTTGATGAAGAACCAGAATTTTTCTATCCTGAGTGGTCATCTAGACCCACAGGATCTATGAAGCAGGGTGCTGGTGACAACCTAGATAATAATGATTCAAATCGTGCTGTATATTTCTATGATTATGCAGTTAAAGCTGCTAAGTCAGCCTATGATGATCTCATTAAGCTTGGCGTAGCCCCAGAGCAAGCAAGATTTGTTCTACCTCAAGGTACTTATACCGAATGGTATTGGACTGGTAGTCTTGCTGCTTATGCAAGGTTTTATAAGCAACGATCTAACTCTCACGCTCAAGCTGAGATTAGAGACTATGCAGATGTAATTAGTACAATTATTAAGCCTTTGTTTCCCATTAGTTGGAATGCGCTTACTAATACTTTTGTAACTCCTCAGTAACCACGCTTGTAGCTATGCTACACTCAAAAAATTATCGTCCCCTTCGGGGACCATTGTGACACAAAGGAGAACAATGCTAGAATCTTGGCATAAACTAAGTGTGGAAGAAAAGTCTCGTAGAACAACAATGCAAAAGATCTACGAGGAAGAGTTGCTTGAAAATGGTGTTGAAAAATATTGGAAAGAGTATGGTAGGTCACCTGATGAAGGTAAGCCAGAACAACTGTTACTTGAATCAGCTGTAATACATCTCACTCCTTATTACCAAAAATGGATTGATGAATGTTGTAGTAATCGTAAGTCACCTGATTGGCTAGCACCTTTACTTAGTATTGGTGCGGCTAAGATGGCAGATATTACTCTTCGATCAATGATGAGATTGTTTCTAACAAGAAATACAATCCAAAGTTTTGATGATACAATGGGTATCCCAGCTAATGCTCCTGTTGCTCAACAAGTAGCAAAGCTTATTTCTGAGGATGTTGTATCTATTGTTGCTTATCAACAAGCAAAGAAACGATTCTCAGAAGATTGGCGTAAACAATCTAAGTTCATTAAGAACTGGACTGTTAAGCGGTGCAAAGCATTTACATCTAAAGTTGCTAAGATCCCTAAGCTCAGGCCCAAGGAGAAAGAAGACTTTGGTCACAACATGCTTAGAGTTGCACTCTCTAGTGATATCCTCACTAGTAGAATTCATTGGAATGGTAAAAATAAAAAGTCATTACTAGTATCTTTCTCTCCTTGGATCTTATGTGAAATCCAAAAGAGACATGAGTTACTAGAGACAGCTTGCCTTGTTTACAGGCCAATGATCTCACCACCTATCCCACATACAACTAAAGAAGATGGTGGGTTTCTCAGCCCTTGGGTGCGTAAGAAGATGATCAAGAGATACCATCCTGTTGGAGCAGATCCAAAGGAGTGGGACTCAAGACCATCCCCTATGGTTCTTAAAGGTCTTAATGCTTTAATGGAAACAGAGTGGTCAGTTAACACTCAAGTTTACCAAGTCATGAAGACTATGTTTGAGAATGATTATAAGGCTGCTAACATTCCTGCATATACATTCAGAGACTATGCTTTTTCTAGAGAGTATCCCATTGATGGGACCAAAGAAGAGAAAGCTAAGTGGATGCAAGAATCTAATGAAGCATGGGGCGAGTGGTATAAGGAAGAACAATCACGATCTAGAATGATCGTTAGATTAGAGTTGGCAAGAAAGATGATCCAATGGAATTTCTTTTATATGCCATACACCCTTGACTTTAGAGGACGTACCTATTCGGTATGTGAACTTCTATCTCCTCAAGGTATTGACTTTGATCGAGGACTTGTTCACTTTGGAATGCCACGTAAACAAACTAAAGAAGGTTTGTATTGGTTGTATGTCCATGTAGCAAATCTATTTGATCAAGACAAGAAACCATTTGACCACCGTGTTAAATGGGTTAAAGATAATATGGATCTCTTCCTCCGTATTGCTGATGATCCATATGCCAATAAAGAATGGATTGATCCAAGTAAGAAGAAGAATAAATCATTTCAAAGATTGGCTGCTATCTTTGAGGTATGTAGGACAGATGGACTAACACAACTCCCTGTTCAAATGGATGGTGCAAATAATGGTGGTCAACATTGGGCTGCTATTATGCGTAATAAGAAGCTTGGTATTCTAACCAATCTTATTAAAACAGAAAAGCCACAAGATCTCTATCAGTATGTAGCTGATGCTGCTACTGAGTTTATGAAAGAGAATCCAACTAATAGATGGTATCCTGCATTTCTAGAGTATTGGGATAATAGACTTCCTCGTAGTGTAACTAAGCGTTCTACTATGTGTGATGCTTATGGTCTTACATTCTATGGTATGCAGAAATATGTTAAGCAAGAAGGCCATGTAGATTGGGTAAGTAAAGAACAAAGAGGTGGAGCTGTAGTAGAACTAGCTCGCGCTATCCAAGTTGGCCTAGGTGAGACAATGCAATCGCCTAACCTAGGCAAGGTTTGGCTACGAGAAGTAGCTACTATTCTTAACTCTTTAAACAAACCCTTTGTATGGACTACACCTAGTGGCTTTGAGGTACATCATGTTTATAATCAAATACTTGAACGAGTCAGTTATGCTGAGTTGTTTAATCGTCAGCAACTTGTTTTCAGCACTGTTACGGAAGACCTTAATGGTAAAGCACAGTATCTTGCAATTTCTCCGAACTATATCCATTCTTTGGACGCTGCTCATATGTTTATGACAATCTCTAGGATGTTAGATACAGGTATGAGTGCCTTTTCATTTGTCCATGATTCTTATGGAACATATGCACCTGACATTCCTGTCATGCATAAGCTATTGCGAGAAGAATTCATCAAGATTCATAAGGAGAATCAACTTGAAAACCTCAAAAAAGAAATTGAAAAAAGATACGGAATCTATCTCCCCGAAGTCCCCACCCAAGAAGAAGGCTTTGACCTCCAAGAAGTCGTTGAATCAGAATACTTCTTCGCTTAAGAATGTATCTTATCCAGCTAGTATTCCTCGTCTAGTCAAGGTAACTTGGGTAGACGCTATGACTGTTGGAGGAGCTGAGTGGTTAGGTAAGGAAGAAGCTAAGACTTCCGCTAAAGAACCATTACCAATGATGTTAACAGTGGGGTTTGTTCTACATAATGATGATGAACAAATCTCTTTAACTGCTACCATTGGACCATGTGAGACTGCTCAAGTAAATAAAATACCAAAGAGAATGATTATTAAAATTGAGGAAGTGTAATGGCAGAGCAGAAAAATATACGTAAGAAAGATATCCGTGAATTTAATCCAGAGAAGTATAAAAGAGAACAGGATAAAAAACGAAGACAACTACAACGCCGAGAGGCTAGGAGTAAAAGTCATGAACCAAACATATGACAAATCGTCCCCTACGGGGACCGCTGTAGATCATTTAAATATCTACCAACAAATGCATCTACAAGGTACTTTTAATGTATACGAACCTATTGAACAGATTAATGGAGATCCTTTGCCACCACTAGCTGTACAATGGAAAGAGGACGCAAAGCGTAGATGGGGTAGATAATGAAAACATTAGTAATTGGTGACTTGCATTGTCCAGCAGACCATGAAGACTATTTTAAATTCTGTAAGGACATGCAGAAAAAATATAAAACAAACAATACTGTATTCATTGGTGACATTATTGATCACGAATCAATCTCAGCACACGATAAGAATCCTTCATTGCCAGGAGCATTAGATGAGTTTCAACAAGCAGTAAGTCGTGTCCGTAGATGGTACGATGCATTTAAATATGCATCTGTATGCATTGGTAATCATGATGCCAGAGTACATAAGAAAGCAATAAAAAATGGCATTCCTGAAATTTATATTAAGACTTATTCAGATATTTATAGCACTCCTAATTGGAAGTGGGATTATAATCATGACTATAGTGGTGTGTTTTATACTCATGGTGATGGTTGGGGTGGTCAGTATCCTGCTTTCAATGCTTCCAAGGCAAGACTTCAATCAGTAGTATGCGGACATCATCACAGTTTAGCTTCTATTAATTGGATTAAAGGCCCGACAACCATGTATTTTGGTATGAATGTAGGCTGCGGTGTGGATCAAAGACATGCAGCCTTCGCATATTCAAAACCACATCTTAAGAGAGCCGTCCTTAGTTGTGGTATAGTAATCGACGGCGTTCAACCCTATTTGGAGATCATGTAATGAGTGACAACCAAGAGAAACAAGTACCAGCTGTACCTACGGATGCAGTTGTGGCTTATCTATCTGACCTATATCGGCAGCTAGATGCAATCAGTTTTAATATCCGTACAAACATTTCAAATATTCTACCCAAAGTAGAAGGAGAAGTAACTAATGCCAGTAGCGAACAACAAGTCTAAATACGCAAAATCTTTTGTAACAGGTAATGTAGTTGTCAAGTGGTCACACTTGATGGCACCAGATGATAAGTTCGGAAATCCAAATCATTCCGTAACTGTTGAGCTTACACCTGAACTGCATAAGCAGATTCAATCATCTGTTAAAGAACTAGGTGGAAAGAAAATCAATGGCTTTAAGGATCAAGATGGACTTAAGACAATTAAGTTTAAGAATGTTCTTAAGGCTAAGGAAGGTGTTAAAGTATTCCCTGTGATCGGACCTGATACTAAACCATCAGAGACGATTCCCTTTGGTACTGATGTTGTTAGGGTTAAGGTAACCCCTGCTTTGATTAGTCGTGATGATTCTGTTTCATTCTATATGGAATCAATTCAACTAATTGAACGTAACTATATTAGTACTGGGTCTGAGTTTACTGATGTAAGTAATACTCCTATCGGTAATAATGATATCCCCTTCTAAGGAGTAATGCATGATGGAGTATAAGTTCCCAATAAACCCAGTAGCTGCATCCCGACCAAGGATCAGTAAATTCGGCGCGTATTTTACGGGACCTTATAAGAAGTTTCGTTCAGCAGCGGCTATGGTTATTAACCAAGTCCTCGGGCGAAACTTCGCTCCATTGAGCAATAAACTTGCAGTTGATATTAGATGCTATGTTACAAGACCAAAGTCAACTAAGTTAGAATATCCTAGAGCTGATGTAGATAACTACAGCAAAGGTATTTTAGATTCGTTGAATGGTAAATTGTGGGTAGATGATTCACAAATCTGGGCTTTGTTCATTTCAAAAGAATGGGCAGAACCTGGAGAAACTGGATACTTTATTGTATCATTAGAGGAAATCAAAGTTGGACATCACTAAGTATCGTGAAATTGCATATAAAGAATTTCAAAACATCAATCAACACCGTAGCCACAATCATGTATCTTTAATTCTACAAGAAGGTAAGTTACATGGTATTGGAATTAACAAGAGGAAAACCCATCCGTTAGCCAAGAAGTATGGCTATCGGAGCTGTGAACTCCACAGTGAACTCGATGCCCTCATTCAAATTCCAAGATGGGATCGAAATGATTTGCTTTTGATTAACTTTAGGTTTGGTCCAAAGGGAGATATGAAACTTTCCAAGCCTTGCGCTTTATGCCTACCTTGGTGTATACAAGCGTTTGATGAAATTTATTATTCAGTACCCGATGGACTTGTTCAGTTGGAGTATTAAGGTTAAGCTATTGACTGGTGTCAATTATACCTAGCATGTTCGCAGACGTGTTAACTATATGTGGTATGATGGAGGTTCGATTCCTCCAAGTAGCTTCATTGGAAGGGTGCCTGAACTGGAGGAAGGCCGTGACTTATAATCGCGTACATGTGGGTTCGAGTCCCACCCCTTCTACTTTATGGGGAGACGTTCTCCCCTGTTTTTATCGCAAAGGATTGTTATGCACGCAATTATTGTATTTGCAGATGGCGAAACCTGGTGTAAGGTTTCTGGCTCAAGTATTTTTGTTATCAATGATGATGATTTTAGTGATTTACAAAACAATAAAATTATCATTAATAATATTAAGCCTGTTATTGAAATCGGTATTCACGAATATATTTAAAGAGGTCACATGGACCTAGAAGACGACACACACATGAGTAATATAACTCAAGACAACACTATTGTTAATATCCCTGTTATCTTTACCCCCCAACTAATGGAAGCATTTGTTAATGCTTTGCTAGCAAGTAAATCTTTTCAGACAACAATCAACAACTCTCTTGATGATTATTTCCGTCATGAATTTGATATTAATGATCACATGGGTAACTTTGATTTCACTGATGTTAAAGATGATCTCCTTGAGGGATTGGTTGACGATGTAATTTCAAATATTAAGGATCGACTCTAATGAAGAAAATGATTATGAAGAAGTGGGTTAAGGCTCTTCGTTCTGGCAACTACAAGCAGTGCAAGGAAGACCTGTGTCAAGTAGATAATAAGGGTAACCTTAGTTACTGCTGCCTTGGTGTACTTACTCAACTGTACATCAATGAACGTAAGCGACAAAAGAAGGGTAATGATATTAAGGGGTTTGCTCACATAGGTGACTATGAAAAGATTTATGGATATTCCCCTGATATAAACAACGATGATACTCCTGCTTGGTATATCAATGAAGAAACTGGACTACTTCCAGAAGAAGTTGCTAAGTGGGCAGGATTTGATATGCTTCGTCCAGGGTGGGGAGCAGGTAGTATTCATGGATTCCCTGAAGACAGAAGCCTCAGTACCATGAATGATGGATACGCAGTTGTGTATCTTAAACCCAAGTCTTTCAAGCAAATTGCAAACATTATCGAAAAGAACTATACAAACATTTAATCAAGAATCCTCATAGCTCAACTGGATAGAGCAACAGCCTTCTAAGCTGTAGGTTGCTGGTTCGATTCCAGCTGAGGATGTATTTAATTTAAGGAACACACCTATGCACCCAACAATTTATTCTCTTATCGCCATTACTCTAATCACTATTCTTAACACTTGGTTGTGGTATTCAATGTACAAAAAGATGTTATGTATTAATCAAAAATGCAATGATCTAACTAGTCGTTGTGATGCTCTATCTGGACATATTAATATGCTGGATAGAAGTTTCTCAGACTTTACTCATAAGTTAGTACACAGAGTAGAGAAAATGGAATTTCAATGTCATGACTTTGAAATTCGAGATGAGTTCAGTGAAGCTGATGTTTATTCTCTTCAAGATGAAGTCTCACAACTACAAAGTGATGTTAAGTTCTTTAGTCCTTTGACTACACTTGTTACTAAGTATAGCATTAAAGAACAAATTGTAGAAAATACAAAGAAGTTAAATGAGTTAAAGGCTAAGCTAAAGGAGATTGAGCGTGAACTCAAATGAATTACTTTCATTACTTGAAAATGCAATCGACACTTCGGTACATAGTGACTACCACTCTGGCTACACAGCCAGAGAAATTCACCGTAAATGTATTACCCATATTAAGCTTTTGGATAAAGCCATCCAAACACTGACAGATGCGCGCAATAGCCAACCATATAGCTTAGGTTGGGGAAAAGGTAAGGATGAATAATCAATTAACAATTGAAGAACAATATATGATTGATCACGGTATGCGTCAATGTGGTCTTTGTGGTTGTTGGGATTATGTAGACAGTCACCACGGAGATTGTAAGATATGTTCAACAGCACAATACGGAGCTGATTAAGAATGCTTAATAAAGTTAATGAAACATTTAAGGACATATACAATGCTATAGATGAAATGGAAGCAACTATTAATGAACAACGCGCTGAGATTAAACGACTTCGTGATATGGAACAGATGGATCAACTCCTAATAAAGGAACTATTAGGAAAGTCCGAACAGTTGCTCAAAGAGCGCGACGAAGCGCGGCGTATGTATTGTTCTGTGGTTGAAAGCAGTGCTAGACAATACGGAACAGCAGCCCAAAGTGTAGCCACGCATCTTTATTGGGATTGCTACAAAAACAAGGAAACACCATGAGTAAAACTTCAAAAGCCCTTGATTTAAATTTAGATTCACTGATCGCCACTATGGTGAATGGATCATTAGATTTTACCAATTTGAGTTGGAAAGATTGTGAATCGGCAGCCGAAGAACTAGAGCGTCTTCGTGAAGAGCGAGACGAGGCTCGGCGTGAAGTCTGTGTATTGTCGGTCATTTACGCAAACTTTTATTCTGTTGGAGAAGAAAAAGAAGCTGCAAGGGATCGAGGCTGGGACTGTTTCAAGGAAGAAACACCATGAGTAAATCAAAAAACCTCTTAGGCTTTGAGAAAGCATACTCCGCATACAATGCGGCGTTATTGCGGTTTTACATATCATATAAGGATAATGAGAAAGCCACCAAGAAAATGCACGATATGGCACGTGAGGTAGTACAGTTTAACGAAAGATCGTGTAATGCATATGGCGTTCTTTCTCCATCTGATAAAAGGAAAGTCAAATGAAATATAACTACATTATTGTCATCGACAGACCACCATGTGAGGTTATGATGTCCGATGGGATTTCGCCAAAATTGTTTCGGTTTGAAACCAATACAAAGATGACAGGTTCAATGATGATCGACTTCATGCGCGATGAGCATAAACATGAGTTTGATGTCCACCGCGACAACATCATGTTCACAGAACTATCAAACATTCACACACTAACAATGAAGGAGACACCATGACAGAAACAGAATTCCAAATCTTTATGGCAAAACGCCCAA